ATCATTCTCATTCTCATCCTTAATGATAATCATTCTCATTCTCATTCTCATCCTTAATGATAATCATTCTCATTCTCATTCTCATCCTTAATGATAATCATTCTCATCCTTAATGATAATCATTCTCATCCCGCCATAACCAAATCGCCTACCACGAATCGATGCCAATGTACAATAAATATTTCTAATCAAGATTGGCAAATCAATAAAAATCTTTTTGTGTACATTTCCAATTTATGGGTTATAATCTAATCATGGTTGAGTAAACCATACTGGAAGGACCAACCAGAATCCTTTGGTCCAAACGTGAAAAGGAGATATCATGAAAACCATCGCTAAAGTGTTCGCCCAAGTCGGTATCAAGGTCAAAGAAGAGAAGCTCGCGGAACTCGAGACTCTGCTGCAGGTGAAAAAGCAACCGAAGGGTAGCAAGCGGTATGTCTTCAACGGAGACACCTTCGAGGCCAAGACCCCGCTGCAAATGAAGCAAGCAGTTCTAGCCATCAAGGACGCAGGTGAAGTTGACCTGAAGACCTGGGCCGAAAAGCTGCAGGGATACGAAGGCTTCAAGACCAAGCAGCCGGTCGAACGCATCGTCGCCTTCTACAAGAAGCGCATGCTTGACGAAGGCCTCGTCCGCGAAGCCTAACAAGCTGGTTGAGGTCCCGGGAAACCGGGGCCTCCCTTTAATCCCTTGGTGGCAGGCTTTGCCGAAGGATTACAAGGAGGTCTGGGCCAGCTGAGGGTTGGTTCACGCGTCCGAGATGCTCCCGCAAGGGGCATCGCTCCGCCGTAGGGTGTACGGCAATCGTGTTAATGGAGGTTAACATCATGAGCATCGTTCTTATGGGCTGCATCATTGCAGGTACCCTCATCGGCCACAAGTTGGCACTCGCGTTAGGGGTAACGTCATGAGCGAGCAGGTTTACGTCGTCCGAGTAGAGGACCCCAACAGCAGTGACCTGTGGGAGGTTATCGGCATCAGTCGTTCACCAGATGGGGCACAGGCCATTGCGCTGGAATACTTCGACTGTGAAGAAGCGCGGGTTGACACAGGCGATCCGACGCACATCTTCGGCGGTTGGGCAGATGCCTACATAGAGACGTTTGACCTTGTAGGTTAACATTTCGCGGCTCAGTGGCCACAAGCTGCTGGGCCGTTGTAGTATTCTGTAAAATAGTTTATCTGCGTATTTACGCGGGATAAATTGCGGAGTATAATAATTATACCTTAATCCTGAGGTTAACGTGTAGAGGAGAATTCATGGGCAGTAACACATCCGCCAAGTACAATGTACAACATGGCAAGGGAGCACTCAACAAGCAGGCTATCGCGGAAAGTGTGGTGTTCACGCACGTGATCGGCTGCTGGAATGGTAAATGGCTGCGGTTCGATAACCTAGCAGTTGCGAAGCAGGTTATGCCGCTCGATCAACATCATCTTATCTACATCGACTTCGCAGACCTGCAAGCACGCTTCCCGGGCGGAACACGTTCCCTTTGGGAACTCGGCCGCAGGTTCGGGGCCAAGGATGGCAAGGAACTGTGGGCCTCTCTTCTGCTGCAGGCGTACGATCCACAAGCGCGCTACGAAGACATCATCGAGACGCAGCAGCATGTCAAGAAGACTCGCGGACGACCGGCGGGGACCAAGAGATATAAGCGCAAACTCAGTTACATGTTCGTCTACGATGAGCATAACGACGCCCATATTCAGGGTTACGCGCGCCTTCCTCCACAAGCCTGCGCGGTGTTGGATGTCCTCACGTCTGCCATGTACGACCGCTCTTCGCGTGTCTTCACTGAAGGTGAGCTGCAAGAGCTGCTGGAGACGAAGAAGGAGATGCTCCATACGAAGCAGTCATCGTGGCGCATCTGGCAATACTACCGCGGCCAGCTGATCAACAAGGGCTTTATTCGGTTCGCCAAGGAGGGTGACAAATGAGCGGCTTCTTCGAGCGGTATCCGTGGGTAGCGCTGATTCTCATCCTGTTGGCGTATGGCTTTGTCGGGCAGATGGATTACGAAGATGCTCGCAAGCAGGAGTGCGCTCCACGTAACTACAACGCGCAGAGGGATGTCTGTGAATAGGGTATGGATTCTGCTAATGGCGGTAGGACCGTTCGCCTTATTCGCCCTTGTAACCATCATCGTAGGACTTCTCAAACATGCCTGATACCTTACAACTTCCGGACAAGCTGATCGTCGCCTCGGGCTCAGAGGAGCCTTCGCACGTGTACCAGCTAACGCCGACACGAATGTTTTATGTAACCGACTGCGGTCGAGGCTTTGCCGTCAACGTGTTTGATGACTTCCTCCAAGCAGCCATTAACGACGGGCGGCCATTCGTCATGGTTTGGTGCCCACAACGGGAGATTGTACACTGATGGATGATGCAGATATTACACAAGAACGCCTCGAGCGAGAGCAGATGCTTCGTAATCGGGTGGAGCAACGGCCACTACTATACGGCCCGGAAGAGTGTGACCAGTGTGGTGATGAAATGCCCGCTATCCGCCGGCAGCATGGGTTCCGCCTGTGTGTCGAATGTCAGACGCTACGTGAGCGTAATCAGAAACTGAGGAGGGCAGAATGAAACCTATGCTTGCAGCAAAGACTGATGGGATTGGGTTAACATATCCACTCCTGGCATCCCCTAAGCTCGACGGTGTTCGGGCGTTAATTATCAATGGCGTTGTCATGAGCCGATCATTTAAGCCGATCCCAAACGCCCACGTGCAGGCCCTGTTTGGCAGACCTGAATACAATGGGCTTGATGGGGAGCTGATAGTCGGTTCGCCAACCGATAAGGACGTCTATCGTAACACAACTAGCGGTGTGATGTCACAAGCAGGTGAACCAGATGTCTACTACCACGTATTCGATAAGTTCGACCACAGTGGTGGCTTCCATGATCGCTTGCGCGCTTCACAAGACATTATCGGCAGACTGAATCCAGTCATCCCTGTAGTGCCTGTTGAGCATCGCTTCATTGCTTGTTTACAGACCCTGTTATCTCTTGAGGAGCAGTACCTGGCCGCCGGCTATGAAGGGGTTATGCTGCGTGCGCAGAACGGGCCGTATAAACACGGGCGTTCCACAGAGCGCGAGGCTTGGTTGTTGAAGCTCAAGCGGTTTGAGGATTCAGAGGCCATAATCCTGGATACGTACGAACTCATGCACAACGCGAATGCGGCTACGCAGAACGAGCTGGGATACACTGAGCGATCGTCCCATAAGGCCGGCATGATTGGCAAGGGCACACTCGGCGGCTTATCGGTGCGAGATGCCTACAGCGGCGTGGAATTCGACATCGGCACCGGTTTCGATCAGGCCACTCGCGAAGCCCTTTGGAAACAAAGGGACGATTTACCTGGCCGCATGGTTAAGTACAAGTTCTTCGCATCTGGGGTGAAGGATAAACCCCGCTTCCCAGTATATCTCGGCTTCAGAGAGGACCTATAATGACGACCATCGTCAAGATTCAACGTTCGATTGCAACAACTGCGGATGAGCGCCAGCAGCTGATCTACAATCAGGAGCGCACATTCGTGCAGGAGTCTCCGCTAGACCCAGCCATCGATAAGCTGATGGGCAAGCAAGACAAGGTCTACGCGAAGGCAAAGATTCACAAGGGCCAGATCACGGTTCTTGGACTTGTTCGGCCGCAGGCGTGGTAACTCGACAACTTGCGGAAGAATGTAATAACGGTGTTTACTTCACTTTTATGTAGTGTATAATACCAATCATGGACACAACGCCCATATTCAACGGAAACTCAACCTCTTAAGGAGAATCATCATGGCAAAGGCAAAAGTGGCAGCTACCGAAACCAAACAAACCGCTGGCGAGAACACCGCCGCTCCGGCTGAGAAGCAGGCGAAGGTTGCCCGCGGCAACAACGACAAGTTCGTCTTCCAGAAGGACCTGGCTGAAGGTCAGAAGTTCGCCCCGCAGGCTCTCCTGATCCTCAAGCACATCAAGGCCGCGAACACGATCACCCGCGACCAGCTGTGCGAAGAGTTGGCCAAGGATCCCGAATTCAAGACCAAGCAGCCCGTCGGCCGCATCGTGTCGTATTACCAGAAGGACCTGGTCAACGCCGGCCTCTTCACCATCGAGAAGTAATCCGCCACGCCCACCCAAAGGACCTCCATCCTTCACGCAGGACCGCTCCCCGCCTGGGGTATCAGGGGAGCACCTTACACGAAGCGTATTCTCAGAGTGCGTTTCGCCTTAAGGTAGTTGGTATCTCCTCCCTCTGGATTTCGCGGGCTTCGGCCCGCTCTTTTAGCAACCGTGAGAAAGCTTCGTTATGGCAAATATACGCGGCAAAGCGATGGACAATACCCACCTGTCCATTGATCAAGCCGAAAAACGTGGGTTCATTCACCGGGACTATATCGCGCACTGTTTGCGTTGGTCGCATGTCGCCAAATTCATGGGCGAAAAGTCTCGCTACAAAACAGCCGACTTGCTCGACATCGGCTGCGGCAAAGATCTTCCCCTCCTGCGTCTGCTCTATAGCAGCAAGATGATCCCCGATACCGGCAGTTACACCGGTGTGGACATCAACAAACTGGAAGCCCCCTTCAACCTTGGTCGCTACACCTACGAGCTGGTCGGACAGACTGACGTATGCGAGTGGGACGACAAGGGCTCTACGTTCGCAGTTATCACCTGCTTCGAGGTGCTCGAGCATGTTGAGCCGGAACACAGCTTCCGTATGCTCCAAAGGATTGCGAGTCTGCTCGAGGACGACGGCCGCGCGTTCTTTTCCACTCCGTGCTATGACGCGTCTGTCGGTGCTGCTGGCAACCATGTCAATGAGATGTCGTTCAACGGCCTCCATGCGCTGATCGATGCCGCAGGACTCGAGGTTGTACAGGTCAACGGCACGTTCGCCTCCATTCGCGATTACAAGGACCAGCTCGAGAAGGACGGCTACGGCCCACTGTTCGAGCGTCTGCGCGACTATTACGACACCAACTACCTGGCGACAGTCTTCGCACCCTTGTACCCGCATCTTGCACGCAACGCCATCTGGCGCGTTCGCAAGGCTCGCGGTATCGTGGCCGGTGCTCGTCCCATTCCGGCGCTTGCTGACGTAGCTGGCGCCTCCCACTCGTCATCTGACAAGTGGACCGATTTCATCAACCAACTGCTGGAGAAGCAACATGGATAAGCTCGTCAATGACGTACACGATTTTCACGCCAAGTTTGGCCTGGATTCCCTTCAACCCGGTTCTCCGAAGCACATTGATGATGCGGAACTGGTCCTCATGCGGGCCAACTTCATGCTGGAAGAACTCGTCGAGTACGCGCAGGCTGTCGGTCTTGAGTTGACCGTCACGGAAGACGGCGTTGAGTTCACCAAGGCTGAATCGTTTGGCGGAGAGCCTGTTCTTCGCGACCTCGAAAAGGCCCTTGACGGCCTGGTTGATCTGGCCTATGTGCTGGCTGGCACGGCCCTGTTCCACGGCTTCGGTAACAAGCACGAACTCGGCAAGACCATCATCGGTGAGGCATGGCAACGCGTGCACAATGCCAACATGCGTAAGATCCGGGCCACCAGCGCTGAAGGATCCAAGCGCAAGTCTGGCTTCGACGTTGTGAAGCCTGAAGGTTGGCAGCCGCCCAAGCTCCATGATCTGGTGGGAGGTAACTGATGACCAAGCCGACAGGGATTATCGTCATTGACGGCCCTGACGGCAGTGGTAAATCGACACTGGCCCAGCGGTTGATTGAGCAATACGATGCTGAGTACTTGCATCTAACCTACCGCTGGCCGAACAATATGTTCGATTACCACACAGCAGCAATCCATTGGGCGGGGAAACGTTCCAAAGATAAGCTGGTCGTCATCGATCGTTGGTGGATGAGTGAGCTTTGCTATGCCAATGCGTACCGTAATGGCTCTAAGTGGCCGTTGATGTACCGCATGTTGGATCGGATAGCACTGAAGTATGGTTGTATATACGTCTATTCACTTCCCGAGAATATCCGAGACCACCTGAATGCCTATGAGTGCCTAAAATTGACCAGGGAAGAGATGTACAAGGACATTTCTCCTGTCGTGATTGAATACCACAAGCTCTGGGACAAGGTGAAGTCATGGCCGCACGTGCGCAGGTATGATTACCAGAAGCACGCGCTTCAGGGTTGTGGAGAGAATACCGTAGACGCATACGCTGCAGCCCTTGTAGCCGACCTTCAGGCTTGGCGAGACGAGCAGGTTGACTTGGCCCTTGATCCGGCGAACTACAACCTGACAGGCCACATCTCACCGGCTAAGTATCTACTAGTCGGGGACAAAACGAATCCGCGCAAGCGCCGCGGTAAGTGGTGGCCCTTTCACGACTACGCCGCGTCCAGTCTCCACCTAGCCCAGACGCTGGAACGATTAGGCGTGCCTGAGCACGAGTGCCTCTACACGAACTACAACAACTCAAAGGCTGAGACCGAATATCTGATGCGTAATTTCGACTTGTGCATGATCGTGTTCGGTTCGGCAGTGTTTGATCCGCTAGTTCGCGACTTCGGCGGTGGCTCCAAGGCGTGGAAGATTCTCGCCAACCCACAGAATGTCGTTCATCCTGCATATGACCTTCGTTTCAGGCATGGGAAGACCCTTGCCTGTGACCTCGGTAGTGCAGTTCTAAGATCTGAAGCATACGGGAGGTTTCCAACATGACAGACGTAAATCTAGCCTGGACGGCCTTGCTCGAAAACATCATGAGCAGCGGCCATCTAACCCACCCACGTGGTATGCCGACTAAGGAGATACTCGGATGCAAGTCCGTCATCTCCATGCGGAACCCCGTGATCACCATCAACGAGCGGGCTCTCGGTTACCGCTTTCTTCCGGCGGAGGCTGCTTGGATCATCAGTGGCTACAACACGGTGGATGACATACGGCCGTACTCCAAGGCAATCAGTAACTTCTCCGATGACGGTGCGTTCTTCTTCGGTGCGTATGGCCCTCGAATTAAGGACCAATTGCCACACATAATCTCAGCGTTACGTAAGGACTTCGATACGCGTCAAGCTGTGCTCACGATCTGGCGTGAATCGCCGCCGGCCTCCAAAGACATCCCTTGTACCGTGAGCCTTCAGTGGACCATCCGCGATAATGAGCTACATTGCTTTGCCAACATGCGCTCGTCAGACGCCTGGCTAGGTGTACCATACGACTGGTTCAACTTCTCAATGGTCAGCGCCTATCTGCTGCTGTGGCTGCGCAAGCTGGATACAAGGTTTAGTGAGGTACAGCTGGGCAGCCTGCACTTCTACGCTGCAAGTCAACACCTGTACGAGAACAACTGGGTTGCGGTCAGAGATATTCTGGACAAGCCCACGTCGTTCTTTGACGTTGCCGCTCTGGACCTGTCCGAGTTCGATCACCCTGAAGACTTCCGTTGCTGGCTGTGGTCCGTGGCTGACGGTGACTTTGCTGGTGGCCAGCGCTTCCTTATGGAGTTAAAGAAATGAGGCCCGATCATGACGCGTATTTCACGCGAATGGCCGCACTTGTCGCTACACGAGCGACTTGTCTACGTCGCGCTGTGGGCGCCGTTCTGGTTAATAGCCGCCGGCATGTGCTTGCTACTGGCTATAATGGTGTGGCCGCTGGTCGCCCTCATTGCAACCATCACGACCCTTTCGAACCAATGGGCTATCCTCACGCGTGCCAGGGAGCGACGGCGGCGTCAGGGCAGAAGCTAGACGAATGCGAGGCTATCCATGCCGAGCAGAATGCACTCCTGCAGTGTCGAGACGTATTTGACATCGACACGTGCTACGTCACGGTGAGCCCCTGCATTCACTGCACGAAACTGCTACTCAATACTAGTTGTCAGCGCATCGTCACGGCTTCAATCTACGATCAGCGCGCCGCTGCTTTGTGGACAGACAGTGGCCGTGAACTGGTCGTTATGCCGGTTGAAATTCTTCAAGTTCAGAAGGAGTTGGAGCTATGAGCGATTGGCAACCACAAGCAAATTACCCGGACCTGTTAGGCGCCGAGTACATTGGCATTGACTGCGAAACCTGCGACCCCAATCTTCTGGAGATGGGGCCGGGGGACATTCGTCGTGACGGCAAGTTGGTTGGTATCTCTGTCTCGGTACCTGGCTTCAAGGCCTACTACCCGATCGCCCATGAGGGTGGGGACAACCTACCGAAAGATACCGTCATCCGTTGGCTTAAACGACAGCTTGCGGGCAATGAGCCGAAAGTCGGGGCGAACATCATCTATGATCTTGGTTGGCTCGAGTCTGAAGGCATCAAGGTTAACGGACCCAAGCATGACGTTCAGGTAGCCGAGGCCCTCATCTATGAACTCCACGCGTCCTACAGGTTGGAAGTCCTGGCTCAACGCTATCTTGGCGAAGGCAAGGATGAAACCCTCTTGCGACAAGCGGCTCTCGAGCGCGGTTGGAAGACTGAGAAGCAAGTTAGGGCTAACCTGTGGCGTTTACCTGCGCGGTTTGTTGGGCCGTACGCGGAACGAGACGCTGACGCCGCCCGAGAGATTCTCATGCTTCAATTGCCGAAGCTTGAAGAGAACGAACTCATGGAGGTCTACGACATAGAGTGCCGACTCATCGACGCCCTTCACGCCATGCGAATGCGCGGCATGCCAATCTCCTACGAGAAGGCTGAGCGAGCCGTGGCTGAACTAACCAAGCGTCAGCAGGAAGCTCAATCCGCAGTAAACCATTTCGGCAGTGGTCTCATCGACGTCTGGTCGAATCAGGCGCTGGCGGCGGCCTGTGAGAAGAATGGCTGGACGTATCCCCGTACAGAGAAGGGTAACCCGTCATTCACGGCGGACTGGCTTGCAGTAGCAGATTCAGACTTCTTCAAAAACGTCCTGCTTGTGCGGCAATTGGATCGGAGTTCCAGCGTCTTTATACAAGGCAAGATACTCAATGCGTCCGTCAAGGGGCGTGTTCATCCGAACTTCAAGCAAACACGCAGAGACGACGGTGGTACCAAGTCTGGACGGCTATCGAGTTCCAACCCCAATATGCAGCAGGTCCCGGCTCGACACCCCATTCTAGCACCCTTGGTCCGCGGCATCTTCGTTGCTGATGATGGTTACGACTTCGGGATGTTCGACTACTCACAGCAGGAGCCTCGTGTTACAGTGCATTATGGCTACCTCCGTGGGTACAAAGGTGCTGATGAGGCCCGTGAGAAGTACGTCACCAATCCGCGCACAGACTACCACCAGCTAGTCGCGGACCTTATGGAGCAAGCGTCTGGTCGAGCCTGGGGTCGTAAGGTGGCGAAACCTATCAACCTAGGTCTGGCCTACGGCATGGGCAAAAACAAACTGGCAGCCCAACTCGGGGTTGCCGTTGACGAGTCAGGTCCTATCCTGGATGCGTATCATAAGGCTGTTCCATTTGTGCGCATGCTTGGTGATGAGGCAACTCGGCAGGCCAAGCGTCGAGGCTATATCCGCACGATCATGGGCCGACGCCGGCACTTCCCCGGTGGTGAGTTCGCTCACAAGGCGTTGAACGCCGCCGTGCAAGGCAGCTCTGCGGACATGGTCAAGAAGGCCATCGTTGAGGTGCATGAAGCCGGCCATATCATCTACAACACCGTGCACGACGAGATTGACTGCCCAGTACGCAAGGGCGATACCAAACATGCCGCCGAGATTCGCGACATCCTCATCAATGCTATGAAGCTCGAAGTCCCGCTCGTGGTCGATGTGGAAGTCGGTCCCAGCTGGGGCGAATGTGAACTAATCGAGGTGTAGCATGGAAAAGAAACCCGGCGTGAAGCGCCACAATTTTTGCGACCTGGATATTCAGGACATTCGCTGCTTTGTCGTATACATCGAGGAAGGTACCTCTGCCGCCGCCGGACAGCGCCTGCGCATGACTCCAGCCAACGTAATCTATCGGGCAAAGGTGGTGCAGAAGCATATAGGTATGCCAATGTACCTGGAGTCGGCTACGCACGCGCTACCGCACTCTGGTGGTCGTCACTTTGCAGACCTCACGGAACTCGGCAAGATCGTGTACCTAATTCTGAAGGACATCCTTCAGCGTTACGACAACCTCGTTGAGTTGATGCGCGCGTATGCCCCCTCTCCAGGTAACGTACGGATGGAGACCACGCATGGTACGCCATTCAACATCAACCCAGCAATTCCACAAACCGAAGAGGCTGAGGCAACTGCAGCCACGGTTTATGATCAAATCAGAACAAATTTTCCGGGGGTGTTCGGTGAAGGAAACGTCAATTTCTACCCTGTTAAAGAACAACTGGCCAAACGTCTTACTCGAAAGAATTGAGTCGGTTGCTGGTTCAGGGTTGGCAGACCTGAACTGCGTGTACAAGGGATTTGAGTTCTGGCTCGAGCAGAAGCTACTCGACGAGCGTGGATCGTTCGAGATCCGTCCATCGCAAATCGCGTGGCATATCCGCCGTAAACGGGCCGGCTCCAAAACCTTTGTACTCGGGCGAGACCTGAATGAGCTGCGGTTGTTTACACTGTCCGATGACCTTGAATCCTGGCGTCTATTGTTTCGTACCAGTAAGCCCTTCAACTATGATGGACTATTGCGCGAAATTATGAAACATCGGGATATTCAAGAGTCATTATCCGATGTATAATATAACTTCCTAATCGTGAAGGAGATTCTAATGGAAGACCTGTTTTCTCAAATGGCGGCTGACACGGCCGCAGCCCCTCAGCAAGAGGACCTGTCCAAAATTGCCGCGCTCGCAGACCAGCAGCGCACACTTGAGGACCGCGTCAAGAAAGGCGAGGAGTACCTGAAGCAACTCAAAGAAGAGCTGCGCAACATTCAGGAAGTTCAATTGCCGGATGCCATGCTGCAGTGCGGCGTTCGTGAGTTCAAACTCGAGAACGGCCTGAAGATCAGCATCAAGAAGTTCTATCAGGGCAAGATTACCGACGACCACCGTGATGAAGCGTTTGGCTGGCTCAAAAACCATGGCCATGACGACATCATCAAGAACATCGTCAGCATGCAGTTTGGTAAGGGTGAAGATTCCAAGGCCACAGCGGTTCTCGAACTGCTCAAGGCCCATGGTTACGTCGCGGCGAATGAAAAGTCCATTCATCCGATGACGTTGAAAGCCTTTATCCGGGAGATGGTCGAATCAGGCGCCGACCTTCCGCTCGAGACTTTTGGCGTCTACATTGGCAACAAAGCCGAAATCAAGTAAGGAGAATTCTCATGGCTACAAAGGCAGCGAAAGAAACCCCCAAGACCGAAGTCGCAACCATCAGCAACAGTCTTCCGGCGACCATGGATGCTTCCATGCTGGCTGCAGACGCGGGCATTGGCCGTGAGCAGATGTCCATCACGGACATGGCTCTGCCGTACCTGCAGATCCTGCAGTCCCTCAGCCCGCAAGTCAAGAAGTCGTCCCCGCAGCGCGTTGACGGCGCCGAGGAAGGCGACATCTTCAACACGGTCACGCAAGAGCTGTTCGCGTCCGAGGATGGTATCAACGTCATTCCGTGCGCGTTCCAGAAAGCTTGGGTTGAGTGGGCACCTCGTGACTCGGGCGGCGGTTGGATTGCCTCGCATAGCAGCGACCAGATCCTCAATCACTGCAACCGCAACGAGCAGGGCTTCGATGTGCGTAAGGACAACGGCAACATCATCGTGCCGACGTTCTACTACTACGTGCTGATGCTCAAGGACAACGGCGGCTTTGAACCGGCGATCATTTCCATGGCCCGCACTCAGATGAAGGTTGGTCGCAAGTGGAACAGCCTGCTGTCCAGTCTCCAGGTCATGGGCCCGCAAGGCCTGTTCAATCCGCCGATGTTCGCTCAGAAGTTCCATGTTACCACCGAGTCGGTGTCGAACGCCAAGGGTGAATGGTACAACTGGAAGCTGCGCGCTGACGGCCTGGTCGACAACGCTGACCTCTACCAGGTGGCGAAGAAGTTCGCTGAGCAGGTCCGCACTGGCGCTGTCAAGGCGTCGGCGCCCCCCACTGAAGGTGACGATGTCGATACGCACGGAGACAGCGGCGTATTCTGATTTTCAGTCAACAGGCGGCGGGCTTTGGCCCGTCGTCTCCTTTAGTTGTGGGCGGGAGCTATGACAGAACAAGTAGATAAATTCATGGACCTGTTCCACGGGCTGGAGCGCGCATACGGGACATTTGAGATAACAAACTCTCGTGAGCGCGATGGCAAGAAAACGGGGAAAGTCCGAAGTATTCACAAGCCAGTAACTCGTGACGTCTGGCTACAACACCTCAACGGTACGCAAGCCATTGGCATCGTGCCTATTAGAGATGACTCAACCGTCCAGTTCGGTGCGATAGACATCGACGTCTATTCCAACATGGACCACGCAACAATAGCTAAGAAGATCGAGGATCTCCGAATGCCCTTGGTCCCTTGCAAGTCGAAGTCTGGTGGCTTGCATGGTTGGTTATTCCTGAGCGAGCCAACACCTGCTGGATTGGTCCAACGTAAACTGCGCGAGATGGCTGCAGCACTTGGCCACGGTAAAGCAGAAATTTTCCCAAAGCAGTCTGAAGTTCTTCCAGACCGTGGTGACATCGGCAACTGGATTAACATGCCCTATTTCGACGGCGTAGCTGGTGGCCGACACGGCATTCGACCAGACGGCCACGTCATGGACATGGACGAATTCACGCAGACAGCTTACATCAAGAGGGTGACCGCGGATGAACTCGACTCTTTCGGTATTCAGATTAAGGATGACTTTAGCGATGGCCCTCCTTGCCTTCAGCACCTGGCAACGCAGGGTTTTCCTCAAGGCACGCGTAACAATGGGCTGTATAACCTGGGTGTTTACGCTAAGAAAGCTGCTCCTGACAACTGGGAAGGACGCCTGGAGGAGTACAACATTCAGTACATGCAACCTCCACTCGGTATCTCCGAGGTTAAGGAGTTGCTTAAGTCCCTCAAGAAGAAAGACTACCAGTACACTTGCCAGCAGGTTCCTTGCCAGAGTTACTGCAATTCTTCTGTTTGTCGGGGCCGGAAGTACGGTGTTGGCGACCATGCGGGTATGCCAATCGTCACCAGTCTTACCAAGTACAATTCAGTCCCGCCGATTTGGTTCGCTGACATTGAGGGTGGTGGACGACTAGAGCTGGAGACTGAAGACCTGCAGTCGCAGCGCAGATTCCAAAGGGTTTGTATGGAGGCCCTGAATATGATGCCGCCCGTCATGAATGGTAAGGCCTGGCAAGTCATGGTTCAGAGTCTCATGGAGAATGTAACCGTCATTGACGCGCCTAACGACAGCTCACCTAAGGGCCAGCTCATGGAGTATCTCGAGCGGTACTGCACGCAACGGGCACAGGCTCTCTCCAAGGAAGAGATTCGTCTCGGCAAACCATTCACCGAGGACGGCCGCCATCATTTCACCCTGTCTGGGTTCATGGCCTTCCTTGAGCGGCACAAATTCAAGCTCATGTCTATGCATGAGATTACCTCATACCTGAAGAACGACCTGAAGGCGAAGCATCACTTCTTTAACATTAAGGGTAAGGGCACAAATGCCTGGTCGATTACCCAATTCGGGCAAGAGACTAAGCTCGACGTCCCGGACACGTGGAAAAACGGAGGACCATTTTGAGCAACGTTAACATTATCGTCGGACCCCCCGGTACCGGCAAAACAACCACACTTCTCAATCTGCTGGATGATTACCTCGGTCGAGGTGTAAGCCCTAAGGATGTGGGCTACATCTCATTTACCGTCAAGGCCGCAGATGAGGCAAAGTCTCGAGCCACTGAACGCTTCGGCTTTCGCAAGGATGAACTCCCTTGGTTCCGAACACTGCACTCGCTGGCGTTCCGCTGGCTACGGCTCGATACCAAGATGATCATGAAGCGCAATCACTACTCGCAGATTTGCGAGAAACTCGGTATCGAGTATAGCGGCTTCATGGTTATGGACGAGGGCGTAATGCTACCTGGTGGGTACGCCGGGGATCGCATGCTCTTCCAGGAGGGTCTCGCACGTGTTCGGATGTTGTCACTCGAGGAGCAGTATAATCGCTCCACAGAGGACTTCTCCTTTTCCGAGTTGTCCCGACTCAAGAGCACACTGGAGGCCTATAAGGATTCATACTCGTTGATGGACTTCAACGATATGCTTACTCTAATGTTAGCCGAAAAGAATCTTCCACGATTCAAGGTGCTATTCATCGATGAGGCGCAGGACTTGTCTCGTCTGCAGTGGGCCGTGGTCCACAAATTGATTGCCAATAGCGAGCAGGTCTACATTGCGGGAGATGACGACCAAGCCATCTTCGCCTGGGCAGGTGCGGATCCGGATTCGTTCATCAACATGCCGGGTAACGTAACGACCTTGGCTAAGTCGTATCGATTGCCCAAAGCTGTGCATCGTTTATCTGAGGCGGTTATTCGTGGAGTCTCGAACAGGCGTCCAAAGGATTTTGGATCTCGCGACGAGGAAGGTCAGGTGTCCTTTGTATCCGACATCTCCGACATCGATATGTCACAGGGAGACTGGCTCATCCTTGCGCGCAATAAGTACCTGCTTAATCCAGCCGAGCAGCTGTGCGAGATGGAAGGATTCGCGTATGACTCGAAGGATTCACCCATGTGTACCGACCAGGCCGCAGCTATCCGAGCGTATGAGAACCTGCGCGCGGGTAAGGATATTACCGATGACGACCGCGGGCTGATCAAGAAATACGGGGCCAAGGTTGATGGGACCGGGCCGATATGGCACGAGGCATTTACCCGCCTAGGTCAGGACGTGAAGGATTACTTCATTGCCTGCTTGCGTCGTAAGGAGTCTATTACCAAGACACCGCGCATCAAGCTGTCAACGATTCACGGAGCCAAGGGCGGTGAGGCTACCAACGTGGTAGTTTATTCGGACATGAGCTACAAGTCGTTTGAGGAAATGAACAACGATCCGGATAACGAGCTTCGCGTGTTCTACGTTGCAGCCACACGGGCTAAGCAAAATCTATTCATCATTGAGCCAAGGACACTAAACTCATTCAATTGGGCATAAATCCTATATCACGAGAGTCTCGGAGAGTCTCGGATAATATACTAGCCTTATTATACCCATAGGTCACTTTCATCCGAGGATATTAAAATGCCCTCTATAGATAACCAATCTATCTGCTCTCGCTGTCATAAGGAGCCTACAACAACGCTGAACTCAAGCTATTGCCGTGAGTGCCGTAAAGCGTACAAACGGGAGTACTACTCTCGTAACAAGGCGGCCATTCAACAGTACTACAAAGGTGAGGGCGCTCTTGCAAAGTCTGCCCGAAAGGCGGTTGATACCGCTCTAGCCTCTGGTGTATTAACTCGACCAAACGTCTGCTCAGTTTGCGGGGCTCAAACCGTCATTGAAGCTCATCACCCAGATTATTCTCAACCACTACAGGTTACCTGGTTGTGTAACCCTTGTCATACGGAGGTTCATCGTGTCGCTACCTAAGAACATGGTCTTTAAGACCAAGCCATTTGCCCATCAACTTGACGTCCTCGAAAAGTCGTGGGACATGAAGAACTATGCCTTGTTCCTTGAGATGGGGTGCGGCAAATCCAAGGTCTTAATCGATAACGCAGTAGCACTCTACCAAGCTGGCAAGATTGATGCTGTGCTGCTAATTGCCCCTAAGGGCGTGTACATGAATTGGGTGGATAAGGAACTACCGGCCCACTGGCCTGAAGACATACCAATCATCAGTAGCTACTGGCAGTCGCCGGCTAAGCCTGAGTTGCAGGACGAGTGGTGCAAGTTCAAAACGTTCAAGGGTCTACGCTGGATGAGCATGAACGTGGAAGCCTTTAGCTACGAATCAGGGCTCAAGTTCGCTTCTAGCTTCATCAACGCGTACGGGGATCGCTTGCTCATCGGCATTGACGAGTCTACGACGATTAAGAATATCTCGGCGCAGCGTACCAAGAACATCATAGCCCTTGGAAAGAAGGCTGCGTACCGGCGAATCATGACTGGTGACCCTGTACCCAAGGGACCGATTGACCTGTACAGCCAATGCTGCTTCCTGAGTCCACATCTCCTAGGCTATACTAGCTTCTACGCATTCAGGGCGCGGTACTGCATTATGGTAGAGCGGACTGGCGGTAACCGCTCATTCAAGATGATTACTGGCTACCAACGACTCGACGAGCTGAAGGAGTCGATCAAGCCGTTCTCGTACCGTGTTACCAAAGACGAGTGCCTGGACCTGCCGCCGAAAGTTTACCAGACCTGGGACGTCGAACTCTCTAAGGAGCAGCTCAAGTTGTACAAGCAGATGAAGGACGAGGCGGTAGCCCTGCTACGCGGCGGTGAGGTAGTAACCGCGCCGATGGTTATTACGCAGCTGCTACGGCTTCACCAGATTACGTGCGGCTTCTTGAAGACGGATGACGGTACAGAGATTGACCTACCCAATCCCCGCATTGACGCGCTCATGGACGTACTGGCTGGGATAAGCGGGAAGGTTATCATCTGGGCAACCTACCGTAACAACATCAAGAAAATCCTCAAAGCCCTTGAAGACGAGTATGGGAAGGATTCCGTTGTTAGTTACTATGGGGACACGGATAGCGACGAGCGACGAGCCGCAGTCCAAGGGTTTCAGAATGGGGCCGTTCGCTTCTTCGTTGGTAATCCGGCAACCGGCCGCTTCGGTCTGACGCTGACGGCCAGTGCGTCGGTTATCTACTTCAGCAACTCATACGACCTAGAACACCGTACGCAGTCTGAGGACCGGGTTCACCGTATCGGGCAGACAGCCAGTTCTGTGAACTACGTCGACCTCGTATGTAAGAACACCGTTGACGAACGCATCATCAGGGCGCTACGTAGCAAGCGCAAGATTTCGGCGATCATCAACGGTGACGAGCTGAAGGAGTGGTTTGCCTAATTCTATGAATACAGGCTACCCTATGTTACGTTCGAAGTGCGGGACATCCTTGAACGACTTGAAGTTACCACCCCAGCGGTTGGCCGGGTTCAGGGATTCCCAGTAGGCCCCCAGCGGCTGTAGCACCTTCGTGTCGTACGTGAGCTGACCGTCCTTAAAGAAGTTCAGGTCAATGGCCAGTCGCCGCAAGTGGTTGCTGGCCATTGTTTTACTCCGGCCCGTCTGAACGTAGACTTGCTGCTGCTCAGGTGTTCGGAAGAGTTCGCCGCCAGTGACAGTGAATCCCTGTTCAGTTGCATATACCACCAGCTTGCCGGCGTCCAGCAGGAAGGCAGCTTGTTCTTGTACTAAGCTCATTTTGCACTCTCCCGCGTGGAAACAATCTTCTCAAGCGTGCGGCCGCCAAAGTACGCAGTCATAACCAGCATGCCCCACTGACCAAGCAGCTCAACGTAGGCCGAAGCCACGTTAAAGCCGAAGCCACTGAGCAGCGACAGGATTGTGTACGCTGTCAGTAGATAAATGAGCGTCATCGGTCGAACGTTCTTGGCCAGCCATGAATCAGCACTCATGTCCGCCTTCCAGCGATCGGTAACACTGCTCTCTTGCGCCTTCTGAAACTCAAGCTCCTGGTCGCGCTTACGGATGTCAGCCTCAATGAGCCATTGCTCATGCTGCATCTCCAGCTGCTTGAGCTTGATCCGGCCCTCTTCGGTTCCAAGGGCTTTATCGATGTCGATGCCCAGCTTTTCCTCGACGACAGCTTTGCCCTTGGACAGCAGCGCGCCGCCGAGGATGGAGAAACCCTGCTGGAGCAGGGCCGCGATTATCGGTGCCATATCATAGCCCTCCGGCAGTAATGAAAAGATTGTCAAGCTGCTCGCCGGTCAATCCCAAAACGCTGGAAAGCATTCCAACTAGCAGATCATCGCGGCAGACTTCAGAGCTGCCCTGTCCAGCTCAGCATTCAGGGCCGCGTGATCGGTGCGATCCGGGTTGTTTTCCAGAAAGTTTTTGGCGCGGTTGTAGGCAGGGGCTTGAGG